CACGCCAGACGGAACTCCAAACGGGATCGTCGCCGATATCACGGCCTGTCAACTAGAGGATGACACATGGTACACCCTCGTTCTCACGTCACAAGGCGCTCCGGTGATCGCGGCGGCCGCCGTGTACATCGAGACGTTGTACAAGACTCTTGTTGCGGCGTCTCCGGATGATGAGATCTACGACTCGACTGTGTCGAGCGATATCGCGTCTACGCTTCAGACGGCGGGGTACGCTAGGACGATGCTGATCTTCCATCCAAAAGCCGGCACTCAGTATCCTGACGGGGCATGGGCAGGTAAGTGTATGCCGTATGATCCGGGTTCTGTTGCCTGGAAGTTCAAGACGCTGTCTGGCGTCGATTACACGGTGCTCACCGACACTGAGATCGGAAACATCCGGGACAAGGACTGTAATATGTACGTCCGACTCGCCGGCGTGTCCTTCACGCAAGAGGGATATACGGCGGCACACGAGTTCATGGATATCACGTTCGGCGTCGACTGGATACGGGCCAGGCTGCAAGAGGATATCTTCACAAGGCTCGTCAACGCGAACAAGGTTCCATACACCGACAAGGGCGTCGCGCTTATCGAGTCCGTGGTGAGGGCGGTGCTGAAAGAGGCGATCGGAAACGACCTGCTCGCAGAATCGCCCGAGCCGACGGTCACGGCTCCGCTCGTGGCGGATATTGCAGTCGCGGATCGCGCTAACCGGTTGCTGCCCGACGTAAAGTTCGAGGCGACGCTCGCGGGCGCCATCCACAAGGTTCAGATCTCGGGCGTGGTTTCAGTCTGAGAAGGGAGGATGAAGAAAAATGTCACTGTCAACTTATGACGCAAAACAGGTATCGGTGATCGTAGACGGTATAATCGTCGACGGCTACGCGGACGGGGCGTTCGTATCGATAGAGCAGAACGAGGACCAGTTTTCACTCCAGGTTGGGACCGACGGAGACGCCTGTCGCTCGAAAACGAACAACCGAAGTGGACGAATTACGATCACGCTCGCGCAGTGGAGCGACTCGAATATCCTGCTTTCAGCGCTCCACGCCGGAGACGTTCTGAGCCCAAGCGGAGATGGCATAGTCCCCGTGCTCGTGATGGACAAGAGCGGGACGACTATCTGCGCGGCTGAAAAAGCGTGGATCGTGAAACCGCCGACCGTAGAGTTCGGACGCGAAGCCGGGTCCCGCGAGTGGGTGCTGGAGACGGATAACATCGTGATGGGCGTCGGGGGTAACTAATGTCTCAAAAGGCAGGAGTTACCAAAGAGATCGGCGATAGGTCTTACGTCATGTACTTGCTTGCGCCGATGGAGTCGCACGACCTATTGATGGACGTGGTAAAAATGGTCGGTCCGAGTCTAGGTCCGCTTCTTGACGCTGCGTTTTCCGGCGGAAAGAAGCTCGACATGGACAAGGAACTTGGCGTCGATTTCTTCGCCAAGGCGGCGGGCTCGCTGTTCGGCTCGCTCGACAAGGCGGTCGTCAAGCGCGTGATGGAAAAGTTCGCGAAGGTCACTCGGGTCGAGGGCTCCGACGGCTTTCTCGACAAGTCGCTAGACGCGCATTTCATCGGCCGCTTGCCAGCGCTCTATCAGTGGATAGCGTGGGGGATGAGCGTGCAGTGGGGGGGGTTGTGGAGCGCCTTGGGCGACACGGTCGCGGCCCGAGGCGCGGCGATGCAGGCGCTCAGTCCGTCCCAATCCCTAACGGACTCCACTGGTTGATCTGGAGAATTGTCGTGGAGCGCGTCGCGACGCTGCAAGAGATCGAGACCTACTGGGATCTATGCGACGTGCTCGATGCCCATTTATCTCTCGACCTGGTGGCTGAGGCAGAGGCGAAGGCGTACAAAACAAAGTAGCCTTCGAGGAGGTGCGGTAGAGTGGTAGTCAGAGAACTCGTAGCCCTTCTCGGCGTCAAGTCGGACGAGCAGTCTTTCAAAAAAGCCGAGGGCGGGCTCGGTAACCTGGTATCGATCGCCAAGACCGCGGCGGCGGCGTTCGCCGGTCTATTCATAGTCAACTGGGCGAGAAACGCGGCGCAGGAAGTAGCCAGCCTAGGAGACCGTCTAAAGGATCTGTCGGATAGGACGGGAGTATCGACCTCCGCCCTTCAGAGACTAGAGCACGCGGCTGAACTATCAGGAGCCTCGCTAGGTGATATAGAAACTGGGTTGCGTCGTTTACAGGCGTCGCTAGTTGGAGCCTCCGAGGACGGCGAAGCGTCGGCGAAAGAGTTTGACCGACTCGGTATTTCTGTTCGTGACTCGAATGGAGAAATGAAGAACGCGACTACCCTTCTGTTCGAGATCGCGGACGGGATGAAAAACTTGAAGACCGACGCGGAACGTACCACCGTAGCAACCAAGTTGTTAGGGCGTGGAGGGATGACTTTAATCCCGCTGCTCAAAGGCGGGTCTGAAGCGTTGCGCGAAATGTTCGGCGAGATGGACGCGCTCGGCGGGATCATGTCAACCGACATGATACGCATATCGGACGACTACTCCGACAACCAGCGGAGACTCCGAGTCGCCATGCTCGGCGTCAAGATGGCGGTCGCAAAGCACCTGCTTCCGTGGTTGGTCAAGTTGCAAGAAAACTTTCTTGAGTTCTGGAAAGCGAACAAAGAAGGAATAAGGAAATTCATCGACAACGCAACCAGGTTGGTAAAAACGGTCTGGGGCATGTCCAAGATTTTCTATCGTCTAGTGGCCGCGCTCCCTGCGGTCGCCAAGATCGCGATACTCGCGGTAGCGTTTTTAAAATGGGAGGCCGCAGCGGAAGCGTTGGCGGCATCGATGAAACTTTTGTTGTCTCCCATCGGGAAGATCGCAATCCTCATCGGTCTCTTGGCGCTCATAATCGAGGATCTCATAACGTGGGTCGAGGGTGGGGATTCGGTGTTCGGAAAATTCTTCAAGACGCTGGACGAGATAACTGGCTTGAACATATCCGGATCGGTCAAGGACACGATCAAGTGGTTCATGCGACTGGCCGAAGATCCTGTTGCCGCGATAGAGGAACTCAAGCGCGAGTGGGTTGTGGTGTGGGAGGAGATCCTGGCGTGGACTCAGAGCCTAATCGGTGCCGACTTATACCACGGAATCGCTACCGCGTTCGTTCGTATTTTCGGCTTTCTCAACGAGCTGTTCGGACTTTCGTTCGCCGACATGGCGAAATTCTGGACCGACTTTTACGACGGCGTCGTTGAGGTGCTTGACAAAGTCTGGGTTGCCGTGGCCGACTGGGCCGTAAAGGTAGGCGACGCCATAGCTTCGCCGTTCAAGGCGGCTGGAGAGTGGATCTCCGGCCTGCTCGGCTCGAAGCCGGAAGTCGAGGCCACGGTCAAGCGCGGCTCTCCGCCGATAGAAGGAATCAAGACCCTAGTACAAGGCCCGCGAGGAATCGGTGCGACGGCGGTAACAGCGCCGCAACGCGGCGGCGGGCTGAACCAGTCGACGGACGTACAGATCAATGTCAAAGCGGCGCCCGGAATGGACGAGCAGCGGCTTGCAACCGAGGTCGCGCGCCGTGTCGGCTCCGAAATACAGCGCCAGAACCGAGCGGCGATGCGCGCGCTAGTGCCGGGTACAGTGTAAGCAATGGCGATCACGGAACTGATTTTCGGAAAGCCGACACGTGCCAAGATCGGGACCGTGACGATGGACTGTTCCGTGAGCGAGACGCACTTGGACGAGGTAGAAATCACGGATCACCCGGTCGAGGTTGGGTCCGACATATCCGATCACATACGTAAGCGCCCTGTTTCGCTGGAGCTGAACGGAATCGTCACCAACACGCCGGTCGTCTTTCTGGCGAGTTTACTTGCGGAATCTCCTCTCGATTACGATTTTGCACCGTCTTTCGACCGGGTCAATACTGCTTACGAGGAACTGCGAAGGATTCAAAGCGACGGCGACCTGGTGGACGTTGTCACGTCGCTCCGCGAATACAAAAACATGGCGATACAGTCGCTATCGGTTTCCCGCGACGCGGCGACTGGAAATGTGTTGAACGCGACGATCTCGCTCCGAGAAGTAGCGCTCGCCAAATCGTTGGCGGTTGACCTGCCAGTACCGGAGGCGGTGCAGAACCTGGCGAAAAAAAGCAAAGGCAAGGTCCCGAAGTCGGAGAGCAGCGCCGCACAAGGAGTCAAGTCACAGTCGATTTTGTCGCAGTTGAGCGGATCGATCGGTGGACTGTTTGGAGTGTAATGGCGACGTATGGCATACCGATAGAGGACGCGTCGGACCTGGGCAACTTCGACCTGACTGTCGACCTGGACGGCAGCGACTATCAGCTTGTGTTCCGCTTCAACAACCGCGAAGACTTTTGGTACTGCGACATCCTGGACGCTGCCGG